CCTGTTACCGTGCCGCCCTCGTCCCTACGTGTAGAGTGGAGCTCTGTGTGGATGCGTCCGTTGTGCTCGTGCCGTAAGATGCTGTCGATAAACGTAGCGTCTGCCTTATCAAACTCCCGCAGCTTAACCAGCGTCTGGCATATCTCAGCGGGGTGATCATTGAGCCAAGACTTTGTAAAGGACGGAGCGTCTCCAGAGCGGCTGACTTCTTTTTCCTCAATCGTGCCGTTCTCTAGTTTTACGTCTTCAGTCTGTATCTTGAGCGGTGTTCTTGGGTACTCCATGCCCAGCTTGTCAAACATTTTAGCTATGGATGCAGAGGCCCAGATGTCCACCTCCATCCCTGCTTCTTTCTCTATCTTACCGCGCAATAAATTGGACTGCTTGCGGATCAGCTTCTTGTTCTTCTCTGCTTTGTCCAGGTCAACACGTACACCGTTGGTCCGCATGTCCAACATGCAGGGTATTAAACCGTTCTCAATGTCCCATATGTGCCAGAGTTCTTCCTCATCGAGCCTTACCTTCAGCGCATCCCACAACTTGAGTGTAGCAACAGCGTCCTGTTCGGCGTATGCCCCAACGTACTTAGGTGGAAGCTTGTACATTCCAGACTTAGGGTCAACGCCCCAGTCCTTCGCAGCGGCTTGCAGGAGCCTCTCGTTCTTACGCATAGAAACAAAGTCACGAGCCATCGCATCAAGGCCAAAGGACCAGCGGTTCTCGTCCACCAGTGCGCCTGAGATCATCGTGTCAATGATCCGACCCTTGACCTCTATGCCCTCGGCTCTCAGCCAGCCAGCGTCGTAGGTTGCGTTGTGCATAATTACGTTCATCTCAGGTACAGACAACTGCTTCTTGAGCCAGCGCATGGTGAACTTTGGATCTAGGTTGTGTGAGTTCTCGTGTCGGATAGGAAAGTACCCTTGGTATTCACCCGCTGCCACAGCAATCCCTATTATGTGACCGTCCTTACGGGCCCACCCAGGCCCGAGGGTTTTGATGTTAGGGTCGTAGGTCTCCAGATCAACGGCGACTTCTCTGTATCCGGTTAGGTCTGGGTATTCTGTTGGGATGTTCCAGTCTTGATCTATTAGATCCAGTTCGTTCTTGATCTGGTGATGCAGGGCGCTGCCAAATAAATTACTTTGCATTCTTCGCTCTCAGTCTATTCAAGATTTCATTGTGCCGTGGAAGTAATAGAGACGGAGGGTTATCCTGCTTGTCGTTATGCTCTGCTCCCAAGGCACTATACCCACACTTATCCACCCACGAATCCTGATGATCGATGTTCTCAACGAGCCTCGCGCTCTTTACCCAGTCCATCATCAACGCAACATGCGACGGGGTCAGGTGACCGTGGCTCTTTAATGCGCCGCTGATAATAATATTCCAGCCTGAAGCGATGCGGCTGTGGTTATCGTATGCATCTCCGTAGTCCTGGGCCCTCTGCCCGTTGATCAACTCTTTGGCTGTGTCTAAGACTTCATCACGTTTCATAGCGTGTACCTGTATTTGTTGTTGCTCTGTAGAATGTACAACGTGTGCCGTGCTCTGGTTATCCCAACATAGAACGCTCGATGCTCATCGTCTGGATGGTCACTGTTCACACACGCTGCGGTGGACGCCGTATATACGACGCAGTTATCATCTTCCCCGCCCTTCATAGCATGGAAGGTAGACAGTTTGATACGTGGCTCTGATAGTAGATCGTCTCCTCTTCGCATCATAGCCGCAATATACTCTTTCTCGGCCTTGCCAATCCGCAACACCTCCGACGCAGACTGATCTGCCCCGACCAACAAGCCATGTTCTTTTTGCAGTTGCTCCATGGTGAGCTCCGAATCAGGAGCTAATGTATCTAACATCTGTGTGGATCCCCGCTTAACAACAGCGTTCTGCCCCTGCTTTGGGACAGATGAGTAGAAGTCCTTGATCCTTTGTAACGACACCGTCTTGTCAGCGCAAAGATCCTGCCAAGTAAATATGTTTGAAACCAAGGTAGCCGACACACTAGGCCGTCCCTTGATTGAATACTTAAACCCTAGTTTCTTTATGTGCTCTGCCAAGTCAATGACATAGCTGTTGGTCCGAGCCATGATGGTCCACGATCCCTCGTACAAGGGGATATCATCCAAGTGATAGACAAACTCCACCACCCCCTCCTCGTCCCTGGGCTCAAACTCTTTCTCGTGCCGTTCGGATATACGTTCGGATATGTCGTTCGCCAAACGATGCACGGCCTTGGGAATACGGTAGGATTTCTCCAGAACTTTTACCTTATCCGTACTCTTGTTAAACAGTTCGACCTCTACACCTGTCCACCTGTGGATAGCTTGGTCATCATCTCCTGCAATAAACACCTGATCGGCATTGTCCGCTATCTTCTCAGCCATCTGCCATTGCAGCGGAGTAAAGTCTTGAGCCTCGTCGATAAACATGAAGTCCAAGTTCGGCACCTCTCCCAACGGTATGTACTTCTCAATCATATCCACGAAGTCGTACTTGTTAGTCGCCGACTTGTACTCTTCGATCTGCTTGGATAACTGCACAAGCTTCGGGAAAAACAAATCACGGTCACCCGCATCATTGAACTCACGGTCCAGATCAACCATGCGCAGCCGCGCTCGGTTTTCCAGTTGCAGATATTTGGACCCTGATCCTCCAATCGTAGGTAGGGACAAGCCGTCCTCTAGGGACATCCGCATCTTGCCCTCAAACGTCAGTCCAATCTCACGCCCGATGTTGTCGTAGTCCTCTTTGTTCATGATATCTTGAGGCTGCAACCCCAGACCGTGGAACCCGAACGAGTGACTGGTCTTCATGTAAGGAAAGTTCTTCGGCTCCAAGTTAAACTCTGCACAAGCTCTCTCCACCATTTCTTCAATGGCCTTGCGGGTAAATGAGATCACCCCAATCCTTGATGGATGAGTGCCGTTATCCAACGCCTCCTTGATTCTCTGGATTAAATAGTAGGTCTTGCCCGTCCCTGGTGGACCCAGAACCAGCTGCGCTTTCGGTATCATAATGCTTTTCCCCTAGGTCTGGTGTTCACCCAGTCCTCAACCTCGGACAAAACCCATCGGCTCGATGACCTCCTGTTTGTCTCGTCCCCTAAAACGATTGGTTTCGGAAAATCCTCATGTGTTTGGGCCAGCTTATAGACGTAGGATCGAGACACACCCAGTAGGTCCGCAACCTCTCCTATCCTAAGTAGTCGATTAGAATGGGATGTCATTTGAAATCTCCTTAACAGGCAATTCGGTTTCATCTTCTTGGAAGGCTGGGACATACCAACATCGGAGGGTTGTCCGCCTCCCTTTGGCTTTCACTATATTTTGCACTCCACTGTCGCCGCCCATGTCCCGTATCATCTGGATGATTTGAGCTCGGGTCTGACCAACAAACCTGCGGTGGTGCAGAAACTCCAACAGGCCTTCCAACTTAAACTTCGTCACACCACCATCGGTCCACGGCTTATTCATCTCAATCTCTTCGGGGGCCATGGCACGAATGTGACTGGTGCAATAGGAGAACAGGTGCTCTTTGAACTGACCCGCAATCGTTTCCTCATACGGAACATCGATGTACGTTGCTTGGCTCATCAAACCGTTGACCATCTTCTGCCAATTCTGTGGTTTGGTGGTCGGCGGCATGAAGTTGCATTGCTCCATACATGCTCTCTGCCAGAGCGTCTGGTTCTGTAGCTGCTCCGAACTCAACTGAATCCGTAGTCCGTTTACATCCATGAAGTACAACCGCGGCTCCGACAACATGATCGTCAACCCACCGACCTGTGGTGCATCGGGAGAGTCATCGGTGATACCATGCTTTGCAACCACACAAAGAGATGGGTCACAGTAGGACTTGAACGGCTCGTCTTTACAGGTATACCCCCAGTCCTTCTTGTCATGCTGCTTAATCACAGTCAGCACCTCTGAGGATGGAAGGGGCGGAGAGAATAACGTGCGGTTGTATTCTTCCAGGGAAGCTTGCCAACTATCCGGAAACTTCTTCTTGCAGTACACACCCATAAAGAACAGCAGCTTGTTCCTGGGTTCGCTCTGTGGTCCATCGGAGAAAATGTTGCGGATGCATGGGGGACCATCAGAGAAATGCTTACGCGTTTGCGTTGTAGATCTTATGGCTTCCAGATCGGACAGGTTTACCCTGGCTTTATTCGCCGCAACTAAGAACTCATCGAGTTCCATGGACTCTGTCTTCCGGTCGTAGCAAAACCGTTGCGGGGTTTCTGCATCAAAGTATGGCATGTTTATGAAGTTGCCCACGTCTCCTCGCTCTACGATGATTGAGTCCTGCTTGGGGAATATCTCTGCTCCGCTGTGACCCAGCATAATCGCCATCTCTGTCAGATACTCTCTAGCTACAGACGCTTGCTCCCACTCTTTAAGGAATAGATACAGGTGGGCGCCGCCGGACTTGGACCTACACTGAAGCAGCGGAAGCTTTAGCTTTTGGATCCTGTCTTGTAATTCTTTTTGATTTAAATCGTACACATCAATGTCGATAGCCCCGAACCGACACGCGTTGTCCTCGTTGATAGGGATCGCGCCAACACCCTGCTTCCCATCGATGTGATCTTGTACAAGCTTCTCGGTCAGAGGCTCTCGGATAATCTTACTTTTTGAATCTGCTTTTCCATTGCGACCCACTCTCCCAACAGAGGTGGTGCCATGCGCGTTCTTTGCGCCTGCAAAAACGGCAAGCAACTTCTTTGCCTGTGACATTTACTGCTCCTCACGTTGAAGTCGAGGACGGCGAACAGACCCAGCCGCCGTCCTCTAGGCTACTTAA